GGAACCGGAAAATCTATCTGGTATCGCAAGGCTCGCGAATCAACACCGAGTTTCACGGTGAATGGGAGAAATGCCACCAAGCAGACTACTCTTGGAAATGCCAGAAATGCCACACGCCGCAAATCTATTCGTGGGATTCGCTGCGATACGACACCATCGAGCGACCGGACGGAACCACCGATGAGGAAGCTACCAGCGAGACGGCGCGGATGGAGTGCATTTTCTGTCGGGCGCAATACCGCGACACGGCAATCCATCGCCGGATGCTGGCGGCATCGAACACGGGCAACGGGCATAACGGATACATCATGCGCGGCAATCCCGGCGCGTTGAAGGGCTACGTCGGCTATCACATCGACTCCCTGGCCGTCTTTGACGTGCCTTGGGCGCAAGAGGTGCTAGGCTTCCTCGAATCCAAACGGATGCTCCGTTCGGGCATCGTGGACAAGTACCGGCAGTGGTGGCAGAAAAGGCGGGCGAACTTTTGGGCGGACGATCTGGCCGATACCAAGGTCGAGCTAACAAGAGGCGTGTTCACGAAACTGGAACACGAAGACGGCAAGCCGATAGACGGCGAGGCGGCACGGTTCTTCACGGTGGATTCCCACATGACGCACTTCTGGGGCATCGTCCAAGCGTGGCGACCAGGCGGATCCAGCCGGATACTTTGGGAGGGCTACATCCCCGGCGACGGCAAGGATGAGGCTGGCGTGACCGAGATTCAAAACCGCTACGGCGTGCTGCCGGGTTGCGTCTTGATCGACATCTCCTACGATTGGGATCGGATCGTGGGCTTGTGCGCGAAACACGGATGGATGGGAGTGAAGGGCGAGGGCATGAAACGCTTCTATCCGTATGTCCGTGGCGACGGCAAGACCATCGAGCGGTTGCACAGCAAGACCATGCGGACCAAATCGAAGGCGGGGCCAATCGTGCCGTATGTGGAACTCGCGACGAATCCGATCAAGGACATCGTGCATCGCTTGCTGATAGGAGAGGGCGCGGCATTGGAAATCCCGTCTGACGTGAGCAAGGCGTTCGAGCAGCACATGCGATCCGAGCGCCGGGAGATGGTCAAGCAGGCCACGACCAAGCAGGAATCAACTTCGGTTTGGGTTTGCAAGAACCGGAACAATCACCTTTGGGACTGCCTCGTTTACCAAGTCGGAGCCGCGCTGATTTTCGGCTTGTTCCAAGAGCCAGCGAGGGATACAACACTAACCGAGACAGAGACACCATGACAACCGCAACCGTGGAAATTAGACTCAACAAGGAACTTGTGGCGGAAATCAACCGACTTCGGGGGGAGGTCTCCAGACTAGAATCGGAACTCGCCGCGAAAGCGACCATTTCATGCCCGCGATGTGGAGGAACATCTCTTTGGATTCTCGTCAGTGGATACGAATGCCCGAACTGCGACTGCAAGTTTTCTGGCTAGCCGCCATTTTGACATCCGCCAGCGATCCGGCATAGTCGCGGCGTGAGCCTTCATTCGACCGCGCAAGCCGTTTACGCCGCCTTGGGAGACGACCCGCAGGCAATGGCGAAAATCCGCAACGAGCGGGCGGCATTGGCATTGTCCATCGCAACGGACCCAAACGCCGGGCTGACGATCACCAGCGCGACAGTCAACGGGCAGAGCTTTTCCGCCAATGACCGGGGCGGGATCACGGGTTTGCAGAGGCTTTCCATGCTCTCAATCATCTGCCGGTTCGATGACATCGGACAGTCCGCACCCGCCGAAGCGCACCCGTATTTCTCATGAGCATCCTCAACGAATTCGGCCAGCCCTACACGACCCCGACACGCCTAGCGCACGGGGCCGAGCGCAATCCATATCGCGGACCGTTGTTTCCAACCCGCAGGGACGACATCGACAAGCTGATTTCGGTTAGCGATCTGACGAGTCTCCGCAGCTTGTCGAGCCGCCTGTTCATCAACTTCGGAGTGTGCCGGGATGCGATTTCGCAGAAAGCCCGATACAGCATCGGCAACGCATGGAATCCGGCCTACGTCGGGGAATCGGATTTCGTGGACGGCAAGCAAATCAGCACATTCATGCGGAAGGTTTGGTTTCCTAACATGAACGTCAAGGGCGGGGTGTTCAATTGGCAAAAGACGCTGGAAGTCACCAGCCAAGGGCAGGACATCAACGGTGATGTTTTTTGGGTGAAGGTGTTAGGCAAGGACAACTTCCCGCGCATCCAAGTCGTTCCCGCGCACCGGGTCGGCAACGGCGGAGACAACACCACCGTAGGAGATGGGAAGTGGAAAGGATTCAAGATTTCGGACGGAGTAATCCTCTACGCATCCGGCAGGCCAGCCGCCTATCGCGTTCTAACGGGCGAGCAAATGCGGACATTCGTTGACGTGGACGCGAAGGACGTAATCCACATTTTCGACCCCGACTTTGCCGAGCAGAACCGGGGATATCCCGCATTCATGCACGCCATCGAGGACATGCTCGCAAGTCTTTCAAGCACCGGCGACGAGCGCATCCGCCAGCAAATCATATCCCGACTGCACCTGAATGTCCACAACGAGACGGGCGGCCCGAATACCGACGACCCAATGGTGCAGATGCTTCGCGGGAGCACGGCGGCAGCAACCGCCACGACTGCCGACACCTACGTTGCCAAGGCCATGCCTGGGGGAATAGTCTATCACCAATCGGGCAGCGGGGACAAAATGGAGCAGATGCGCCATGAGAACCCGGGCGAGGTTTGGGAGTCCTTCCAAAACCGAATGATCCGCCAGTCTCTTGCGTCCGTGTGGCCCGCTGCCCTGGTGTGGATGAGCGCCGGCCAAGGCACCGCCGAACGATCCGAGATCATCAAAGCTCGCGGTTACATCCGCACTCGCCAGCGCGATCTAACCACGCCCGCTCTCCAAGCGTTCGCATGGGCTTATTCCGTGTTCCAACAACAAGGCCGAGTGCCGGAACTCGATCACCCGTTCTCTTGGGAGTTTTCCAAGCCAGCACGTCTATCCGTTGACGATGGGCGCGAAAGCAAGATGGAACTTGAAGAATGGCGGGCGGGTGCGCGAAACATGGGCCAGATACAGGAGGCTCACGGAGGAGCGGGCATTGAGGAATTCTATCTTGAGCGGGCGCACGAAGCCGCATTGCGTAAGGTCATTGCCCGCAGAGTCTCGGAAGAATACTCCGCGTCATCCGGTTACGAGATCAAGGTCGAGGACCGGGAAATGGCGATGCTCACACCTAACGAAATGGCGGCGATGGCAAAGCCTGAGACGGAACGCGACGACGGCGAGACTCAATACGACGACGACGGCAACGAAATCGAAACCTCATCAAAGCAGATGGAAAGATTCGACACGCTGAAATCCAAGTTCGACGCTTACGGCGTTGCCGTTAGGGCTGGCGCAATCACGCCAAGCATTGCGGACGAAACCGCATTCCGCAACGACGCCGGACTTCCGCCAATGTCTGCGGAAGTAAAGGCCGCATGGAAGAAGGACAAATATGTCAGAAGGCCAATCACGCTGGTTCAAGAAGGAAGCCCGGCAGGATTCGGAACACCACCTAACACCTCACCCACAAAACCAAATGAAGATTCTAACGATTGAAAACAAGGCCGCGAAGGTCAGGCTTGACGACCAGGTTGACGAGTATTCCCGCAAACAGCTCATGGCGGAAATCGCCAAGACCTACGGGTGCGCGAACATCGGCAACGTCGCGGAGTTTGGCGAAATTACCAATGCCGTTGACAACGCAATCGACACACTGGAGATCGAAATCAATTCCCCGGGCGGCAGCGTCTTTGACGGCTATCTGATTTTCAACGAGATCAAGGCTTTGCGGGCGCGGGGCGTGGTTGTCACCGCCACAATCAACCCACTGGCGGCAAGCATGGGCAGCGTTATCGCAATGGCTGCGGACACCGTGAGGATCGTGCCAAACGGAACAATGATGATTCATGACGCGCAGATGTTCACCGGCGGAAACGCCAAGCAGCTTTCCAAAATGGCGAAAGTGCTTGACGACATTTCCAACGAGATCGCCGGAATCTACGCCGCCAAAACCGGAAAGACCGTCGATGAAATGCGTGCGCTCATGCTTGACGAGACTTGGCTAACCGCCGACGAGTCGGTTGCGCTCGGACTTGCCGATGCGATTTTTGACATTGGCGCAGCAAGCAATACGCTCCCGCCCATGAAGCTGCTCGACAGACTCACCAACCCCGCCGCCGACGAAGCCGTTGCCGAAATCACCGCTTTGAAAAATCAACTCGCATCCATCGAAACCGATCACGCGACAGAGCTTGCGGATATGACCGCGAAACTTGATACCGCCAATGCCGCGCTTGAAGACGCCATGGCGTGGAAGGTTGCGCGTGACGAGGCAACCGCCAAAGTGGAAGCGCTCGAAGCCGCCGTCGTCACCCACGCCGCCGCGCTGAAAGCCGCCGAGGAATCCGCCGCTTCCAAGGCAATCGAAATCGCTGCTGCTGCCGGCATCACCGCGCCTCTTGAAATCGAAGGCGGTGACACCGCGCCGTCCGACCACATCACCGCAATGTCCAAAATGAACCCTGTAGAACGCGCGAAATACTTCCGCGCTAACAAGAAGGCGATCATGGCCGACATGCAAAAAACCTCTACTCTAACCACAATCTAACCACACAATCCAATGGCAACCGTCTTTAACGACATCCTCTTCGGCCAGACTGTTC